CTGTGGTGGCTTGAGTAGCTGCTGATGTAGCACTGGTACTTGCTGCACTTGCCTGTGTAGTAGCTGTTGTTGCTGAAGAGGCTGCATTAGTAGCTTGTGTAGTAGCTAGAGCAACCTGTGTTGCACCGTTAGTAGTTGCTAAACCAGCTTGTGTAGTAGCTAGAGCAACCTGAGCTGTTGCCAGAGTAACCTGTGCTGCACCGTTAGTTGTAGCTAGAGCAGCCTGATCTGTTGCCAGAGTAACCTGATCTGTTGCCAGAGTAACCTGAGCTGCACCATTTGTAGTAGCTAGAGCAGCCTGAGTTGTTGCTAGAGCAACCTGTGTTGCACCGTTAGTAGTTGCTAAACCAGCTTGTGTGGTAGCCGTAGTAGCACTCGTTGCAGAGGATACTACATCGGCTGCGGTTAAGACTACATCGGCATTAGTAGCAACTTTATCAGCATTAGTTAGAACTAAATCGTCTGCTGCTGAGCTAGCACTCGCACTAGCCTCTGTTGCCTTAGTGGTTGCTATAGCAGCGTTATCATCAGCTAAAAGAATCTCAGCAAGGTTAGTAATAATAGAGCTTAGTTCTGTAGGGGTTACTAATAAATCATCTGGAGTAGTACCAACTTGTACAATAAGAGTTGTACCTGAGGGAACTACATGAAATACTGCTGCATTATTAATTAGATCATAATCAGCCCTTGAGATGAGAGAACCATCTATAAATACTTTTAGATGATCCTCTGAAATAATGTCGAAATCAGAAGAGAAAATCCTTTGACTACCTATTGAGGTAAATACCTTATCTACTACTGCCATACTCTATACACTCCTTGTGGATTTTCTAAAGACTTGACCACGCCAAGACATAGATGTTAATCTAAACCCGTCACTATTATTACTAACAATAGACACGTCTAAGTTTCTTACGTTACCTGTTACTGGATACCTATGAGCTTGATGAGGTGTTGACCTCACATTAGTATAGGTACTCGTTATACCACCCTTCACAACCTCTACTGCATACTCAGAGGGATCTTCCATGTTTAGGGATAAATCTCTTAGTACAACTACATTCCGTAATGAATCTAGAGTACTAGGGGTAAGACTAAATCCCCACTTGGGTAAATCTATTCTAGAATGAATAGGCTTGGCTGCTATAGTAGTATCAAAACCAAGATCACCACTTACAGAACCTGGATAGTTTTGATGGTCTTCGAACACTACCGTTCCACGATCAACATCATTTACGTCCAGAGTTATCTTCTCTAACCACCTAGTGACAACTCCACCAACAGTATGCTTAATCTTTAAGAGAAGTTTATTCTCTATTACATCAATATTAAATACTTCTTCACCCTCTCCTAACTCCCATGTATGCCAAGCGGATTGAGTCTTCTCATCACCACTCCATGAGAAATTATATACATAAATCTTATTAGAATTCTCTACCATAGCAAATAGCATATCATGCCTACTTGATACAGCTATCTTTACAATACCCTTAGGTACATATTCAGGGCAATGAGCTGTAACATTTGCAGCTTCATTGGTAGAGGTATCAGGAGCTACAAAGTACTCCCTTATAATACTACTCTCACCCTTCTCCGTTACAAAGTAAACGTTAGGTCCAATAACTCTAGGTATAACATAAGGGTTAATAGAATATGCAGTACTTTGTTGGATATTGACATCTTTTGGAGTAAGAGTATCTTCAGAAGAGAGAATAAACTGAGCTTTCTCTCCAAATACTAATAGTTCTTTATTATATGGAACAGCATACACAAGATTAACAGCATGATTACTATCTACTCCAACATCAATTGGATCACTATCTAATACATCTGTAACTGAAGTTGGAAAGAAATTATAGTACTCTCCTACTTCTGAAAATATGATATTTCCTTTGGATAATAAGCCTAGCCTATTCTTATAGAAGAACACATCAGAAATCTTATTATCAATAAAGGAAGGTGTACCTGCACTGTCTTCATCCCCAACCTTACGTTCCCCCCAAGTAATAGAACTCATAGTGAAGCTACCACCTGCTGTTCTTTCAAGCTTGTGTGGCATAGAGACAGGATCTAATGTATTTACTAATCCTGGTTTACGTGTTTCTTTATAAACACCATCCTCAAACTTAACCCAGAAATTACCAAAGTTATTTGTATCATCACCTGCTATCTGTATAACAGTTCCTGGGTATCCTAAGTCTTCAGGTAAGTCTTGTAACCTCTTAACAGTACCCTGCCAACTCTTAGAGGCTTGATTACCCCATGAATCTGCCCCTGTGTAAGGGCTGGTACTAGAAACTCCTGTATACCTCACTACAGAACCTTTACTACTACCATTTGAAGCAGGTGTGGACAAGTCTGTTGCGATAGCGGTAGAGTCTATACCTGCTACCCAATCGACAGACCCACCTGTACTATCATAAATATAGTAACTATACTCATTACTACCGTCTCCAGAAGTTCTCTTTACCCAATAAAAGAAGGTCTCATCCCAATCTGAATCATCTGCATCTACAGTAGTTGTTGTAGCGGTTTCCTTTGTTTTATTTACAATAAATGTAGTATCCCCTACTGTAGTCAAGCTATAACTATCCCTAGCTTTAGATCCAGTTGGTAGGGTTAAGTAGCTGGACGCTTGGAAATCCATACTACCTACAGGCAATCCTGTATCTGTATGGTACACCCTCCAATATCCATCTTGAACAACTACACAGTACTTTTCATTACCAACACCCCTGTCATAAGTATGAATAAATACATCATCAGCAATCTCTCTTCCTGTAGAATCAGCACTTACTGGTCCTTGTAAGATACTAGGATTCCTCTTAACCACACCCCATACAGGATGTGGGTGACAATTAATCATCTCATTTACTTGATTATCAAACTTCAGTGTATCTGACTGTTGAGAAACCCCATTGATGGGAGCTACTAATGTTGTTGAGTGTAATGCCATCTTTATCCTTAAATACCTCTAGGGTTGCTTGATCTATTCTTAACTCTATTATTAACACTATTGTCGAATATATTATAGTTAGATGTATCAATATCATGCTCTAACATGCTTAATCTAGCTTGTTCTTCATCATGCATTAGGACCTTAATAATATCCCCAGACCCAAGCAATCTACTTTGTGTCACTCTAGCTGTTTTTAATGCAATATAATAAGCAATAGCATGAGGTAAATTATCAAAATCTAAATCCCAAACTATATCTACTTTTACTGATTGTCCTGCTGTAAATAAAAAGGTGTGATCCTTTTTATTATATAATTTATTATCTTTCATGATATAAGGTTGGTTCTCAGAACTTTCTAACCTTAGAATACCACCAGCTAATGCAATATAACCTGAAGAGTCAGCATTTAGGACCCAACTAGTGTCTGTATTACAGTTCATACCTTTAGTTAGAACTTCTCGTTTAACTTCAGCTAAGATACTCTCTGCAATTGTAGCTTCATATACATCAGCAATTACTGTACTTGTTGTAATTGGTATCTCACCAATAGTTTGAAGTGCTATGTTAATAGCTTCTATTTCAGTCATATGCCTATCTTCTCTTTAAAATTAAAAAAAAGGGCAAGCCCGTGAGGACTTACCCTATTCTTTTACTATAAACTCTTAGACTAGTATTAGTCGTTTGAGCTTAATTTAATAACACAAGCATTGTTCAATGTACCGAAGCCCATTGCATAGCTTGAAGTCATTAAATCACCTAATTTCTCAGGGATATAGTTTACTTCTGATTTGATGTCAAGAAGTTTAACAACACCAACAGCATGCTTAGTAAACATGTAAACATCAGACGTACCAATGTTATTAGATACTAAGATGTTGTGACCAGCTACCTGAACAACTTTACCAGTATCAATACCACCGTTACCACCTTGAGTCATATCTTTATGAACAGCACCAGATTGTACTAATCTGTTGTAGTTCTTAGGAGATACTACTACGAAACGCTCACCAGGGATATCTGACTCATCCATGAATGTCTGAGCATCAAATAGTGAAGCTAGAACAGCGTCACCTTTTGTACCAGATGTAGTAGGAGTAGCTGTATCAATAGTCATTTTAGATACTGCAACCATATTACCAGCTGTAACATCTGCTGCGATAGTAGCAGCTGCTGTATGACCTGCTAAAGCTTTATACACAATACCAGTCTCAGTTGCAAAGCCACCTGTTAGAAATGCTGTAGTAGAAGCAACCCACGCTTGTGATGCACCCCACGGTTGACCTTCGCCACCTTTAGTGTCATCAGCATTACCAGCGTTAGTCATAGCTAAGTCAAGTTGTGAAATAACTGC